TCAGTGCACCGATCATGGCACAGCTTGCCAGTGAATTTCTGCAATCTATTGGTCAGGCGGATGAAGGGGATCCTCTCGTTGAAATCCGTCAGCAGGAGTTAGCCTTGAAAGATAAGCAGATGAATATCGATCAATCGCAATTTGAACAGAAACAGGCATCTAGGGCTCAAGAGCAAGCGGTAGACGCGCAATCCAAGGAAGAGCGGCTGGATGTACAGAAAGACATTGCCGATGATAAACTAGATCTGGCTTTGCAAAGACTGCAACAGCAGGCTGATTTGAAATTGATGGAAATGGGCAAAAACGGAGCAATACAATGACATCCAGTTTTCAAGAAAAGGTGATGCAGGAAATACGCGCTCAGAAAAAAATCGACCGCGCCAGAGAGCAAGAGGAAGCAGCAGCAAAAAAGGCTGCTGATGAAGCCAAGCAAAAAGCTGCGCAAGAGCGTCTTGCTGCAAAAATGAATGCAATTCCAGATCCTGAGCCAGTAGCAGTTCCAGATCCTGAGCCAGAAGCAGCCCCTGTTGTCAAAAAAACGAAAAAGAAAGTAAAGAAAAAAGCTGCCAAGAAAGTTCAGCGCAAGAAAAGGGGAAAATAATGCCTATCGTGGGTGGAAAGAAATACCCGTACACCAAAGCGGGTAAGCTGGCGGCTAGGAAAGCTGCTCGTACCCTGAAGATGAAAGAAGGTGGTGCTGTGCGCACCGTCAAGACAAGAGGGGCAGGTGCAGCCACCAGAGGTTTGGGCTTTAAGGTTAGAGATTAGGGGAGGTAGGAAAATGGTAGCTAAATACGGAAGAGGAGTAACTGGTCGAATGAAACCGGGTGCTCGTAGCACCAGCGGTAATAGCGTGAAGAATTCACAAATAAAGTTTGTAAAGAGTATTGTTGGCAAAAGGAAATCTGGCTTGTCAGATAGGGAATTGAATCTGTTCAAGAAATTTTCTTCCCTCAAAGGCACGATGTCAGATCGTGAATTGAATATATTTCAAGAAAAGATGAAAAAGGGCAAGAAGCCCAAGAAGCCCAAGAAATAAATGGAAGATCTAGATGTTCTCCAAAAGGTCAAAAAAGTAATTGATGACCGAGAAAGCCAAATCAGTGAAATCTTGATGTCTGGATCCCTGACGGATATGGAACACTACAAATACTTGCAAGGTGAACTGGCTGCGCTATATCATGTGCGAAATGAGTTGAGGGAATTCTTCAAGGGACAATAATTTTCCATGGCAAAAGCCCAATCAGCACTATCCAAATTGTATGTGGAGGCGGATGACAGGGTTCTGGATCCTACCCTTCTTGACCAATCCATCCTTGACCGCATGCCGCAGCCAACGGGCTGGAAGATATTAGTTTTACCTTACAGTGGTCGCGCCCATACGAAAGGCGGTATTCTCCTCACTGAAGCTACTGTGGATCGTGAATCATTGGCGACTGTTGTGGCGTATGTCGTAAAATTGGGTGATGAGTGCTATTCTGATGAATCCAGATTTCATGGAAAGCCATGGTGCAAGGAAAAACAGTGGGTTCTCATCGGTCGGTATTCAGGTGCACGCTTCAAGCTGGCAGATGGCGCAGAGGTAAGAATCATCAACGACGATGAGGTGATTGCAACGATTCTTGATCCAGACGATATAGTGAGTTTGTAAAAATGGCAGAAAACTTGACGAGTGAAGCGGTAACACCAGAAACGGAAGATCTTGAGGTACAGATTCAAGAAGATGTTGTCGCTGCCCAGACATCTTCGGATGATGAACTGGATTCTTACACGAAAAATGTTTCCAAGCGCATCAACAAACTGAATGACAGGAACAGGAAGGCGGAAGAGCGTGCCCTTGCCGCTGAAACAGCAATCGCTGAGAGGGAAGCGCAACTGAATGCGCTCAGAAACCAGAATTTAGCACTTGGGCAAAACCTGTTTCAAAAAGAAGAAGAATCCATAAAAAACAAGGAAGAACAGGCGGATCAACTTTACAAGAAGGCGGTTGAGGCTGGTGATGCAGAATTGATGTCAAAAGCCGATACCCTGAAATCAGACATTTCAATTCAGAAGGAAAAGATCCGTTTAGCGAAGCAGCAACAACCCCAGCAACCCCAGCAATTTCAGGGTCAACCTGTTCAGCAACAGCAGGATGCGCCACCTCAATTCCAGCAACCTCAGAATGTTGAGCCAACTGTTCAAGCATCTTCTTGGCATGCACAAAATAGTTGGTACGGAAATACTGATAATCCCGAGCATCTTGAAGCAACGAAGTGGGCTTATTTTAATCATTATAATTTGATTAACGAGGGCTATGAGGCAGATTCTCAGGATTATTACAATGAACTGTATACTCGAATTTTCAAATTTTACCCAAACCTTAAAGGCGAGGGTGCCGTTCAACATGAGGATAAACCCGCCGTGCAAAGGGTTGCCTCCGCTTCCGTTGGAAGTCGGCAAAAAACACGAAGCAAGAAAAATGGTGTAAGTTTTACAAAATCTGAAGTTGAAAGGCTTCGAGGCTTGAAACCTCATGAAATGACTGAAGATCAGTGGCTGAAAACAGTAGCCAAAGAGAAGCAGAAAATTGCACAGAGGGAAGCATCATGACGGATAAAATCAGCACCAGAAATTCCCGTGAATCCGAGTCGCACGATAATACTACTCGAAACAAACCATGGAGACCTGTGAAAAAACTGGAAACTCCCCCTCCTCCACCCGGTTATGAATACCGCTGGATAAGGGAATCCTATCTTGGTCAGGAAGATCGTAGCAATATCAGCTACCGGCTCAGAGAGGGCTGGGAGCTTGTGAAAGGTTCCGATTTGCCCCCAGAATGGGAGCTTCCAGTAACTGAAGCAGGCAGACATGCTGGTATTGTTCACAATGAGGGCTTATTGCTGGCTAAAATTCCAACAGAGACTGTTGAGCAGCGTCGGGCATATTACGAAGGTAAAGCCGCTTCTGCGAAAGAAGGGTTAGACAACACGATGTTTAACGAAGTAAGATCTAACAGTCAATATGTAAAATACGATCCGCAAAGAAGCTCACAAGTGTCTTTCGGAAAAACTAAATAGCGAGGTAATTACCAATGGCTAATAAAGATGCACCATTTGGTTTACGTCCTGTGCGCATGATGAGCGGGGAACCGTACAACGGCGGATCAAGCCGTTATAGGATTGCAAGCGGAGCTACCACCCCAATTTACCAAGGTGACTTGGTTAACCAGCTGACAGCTGGTGGAGTTGGGCGCGTGGCTGCGAGTGCGACAGTTCCGATTATTGGAATGTTCAATGGATGTTCCTATTCGGACCCGACCACAGGCAAGCAGGTGTTCAAGAACTACTATCCGGGGTCTATTTCTGCCTCTGATATTATTGCTTATGTGGTTGATGGTCTTGATGTGGTATTCGAGATTAAAGGAGATGAGGCTTTTCCAGTAGCAGATCTCTTTGGAAACTTCGATATCGTCGATGGCTCAACTGTTGGCAATACTAAGAGCGGGACTTCTAACATGGAATTGGATGTGTCAACGGGGGCAACAACTGCCACGTTGCCACTGAAAGCCATTGATATTTCCCAAGACCCTAACAATGACGATGTGGCAACCAGTAATACTAATGTCCTTTGTGTGATCCAGAATCACATCATGGGTCAGAAGTCTGCTGGCTTGGCATAGGGGGGAATAAAACATGGCAATTTCAAGAGCCCAATTAGCAAAAGAACTGGAACCCGGATTGAACTCTCTTTTCGGCTTGTCATACGACCAGCATTCGACGGAATATACGGATATCTTCAGCGTTGAAGATAGTCAGCGTGCGTTTGAAGAGGAAGTTCTGATTACGGGATTTGGAGGGGCCCCTGTTAAAACGGAAGGCCAAGGCGTGTCCTTCGACAGTGCGACGGAATCGTATTCCGCCCGCTATGTCCATGATACCGTTTCACTCGCCTTCTCACTTACAGAAGAGTGTCAAGAAGATAATTTATACGACGCACTCGGTAAGAGATATTCCAAGGCCCTTGCTCGCAGTATGGCGAACTCCAAAGAGGTCAAAGGCGCAGACGTTTTGAACAACGCCTTCTCCTCGAGCTTCACTGGAGGTGACGGGGTTTCACTGATAAACACTGCCCATCCGCTGTCTGGCGGTGGAACAGATGCGAATCGTGCATCCACCATGGCTGACATCAACGAGACTTCATTGGAAAATGCCCTGATCGACCTGTCAACATTGACTGACGATCGCGGGCTAACCATCAACGTTCAGGCAACGAAGCTGGTGGTACCACCACAGCTGACATTTGTTGCTGATCGTATTTTGAATTCTCCGTTGCGTGTCGCCACTTCAGATAATGACCTTAATGCCATTAAAAATCTGGGAGTGTTACCAGAAGGCTACACGGTCAACCATTATTTGACGGATACAGACGCATGGTTTGTTTTGACATCGGTGACTTCGGCAGGTGAAGGTTTGAAGATGTTTCAGAG